CCCATATAGACACTAATATCCAGATTGGAGCCGCGAATAACGATGAAACTATTTGAGTGGCCGTGACGCGTTTGCCATGCCACCTGATGAGGTGAGAGCGCGACTTTTTTGGATTTCCCATGCATCACCTTTAACTCGATGAAACTGAACGAACCATCCTCGGCACAACAGAGTACATCAGGCACTCCCGGTGTCGCCCAACTCTCCAGCCTTGTCAGTTCCACTTTCCTCCCCGTCGTCTTCAGGCCCATCGTCAGTATCTTCCACAGTCCCGCTTCTATGTTCTTTAGGCGCGGCCTCCTCTTCTTCCGGGGTGATATCGATAATTTCTCCAAAACCTCGTCGAATGCGCTCAAGTTCTTTCTCCACCTCTTCCCGGGACATAGCATCTATAGCCCCTGTCCTGATCTCTGACTTACTAGTATACAGTCCCGCTAATTTCCCACGCGCTATCTCGGATTGGACGGCGGCACTGTATGACGGAGTCGCCGCATTCATGGCGGCGTCTCGAATGATTTTGAGATCCCTCTCGGAGCGTTTGTAATTTACAGCATACATAGCATCTAGCTCTGCCCTGTATTGCGCGATGGCACGAGCCACCCTTGGCCGTTTCATCATTTCTGTTGATCTAGAATGCGCCGAGCAAGCGGGGACCCCGGCCCGAACAGCCGCTTCTCTTTGCGTGACTAATCCGTCCTCACTTACCAATATCTTCACGTACAATTCCTCGCGTCGACTCAGCTTTTGCTCCGCTGGCGGCACTAGAGATTTTCGTCGTCCCATCCTGATTTCTCCTTTTAAAACAATAGCATCCCGCCAAGTGTATGGGATTTAGACCGGTGATACCGGTCAACGGTATAGTTCAACCGTTAAAAAGCGTTCTTTTTTGCAGTATATACCCATTTTAAGGGTAAACTAACGCTTTCTAACACCCTGACCGGTATGTGAGGAGTGTATATACGGGAGTGTATATGGTATAGCTGGCGGTATAGCAAGAAAGTACAAAAGGTCTATGGATTTCAACCCTATAGAGGAAATAACTAATGTAATATATAGCACCATACCGTCTGTAAGTAAAACTGACAGTGTTTTTTTAAAAAAACTCTATTTGGAAAAAAAACACTAGGTGGTATAGCAAACGTAATCTTGCTTACGAACTCTGTTTTTCCGCTTGGACGGGCCGTGGTCCGTGGTTACTGAATCAGTCTATTCGGACTCGGCTATCAGTTCTTGCACGGCCGGATGACTGAAGATTTTTTCCTCAACGGCATTTTTGTTGTAGTACCACTCAACCCATTGTTTAGCGTCTTTTCTGGTTTTGCGAATCCCCTAAACGGTTCCGTATCGTTTAGGGGATTCAACAGGTTCCGCGAGACCTTGAACCTACTGCCCGATAAGATACAATCAATTAAGCACCAGAAATCGGGAGAACCTTAAATGCCATCCACTATTCCATTTGATCCTTCTTTAATCCTCGGAAATCTCATAAATCTGGATAAGATTGATAGACTTAAAGTGATCGCCGAGGAGCAAAAACCAGCGGATGATGCTCAAGATGCCTTAAATGCATTGATTTTGAACAAGCGCAAACTCGACATGACTTATCAAGAGATGGTGAACATGGGGGTCAGCCTTGAGTCCCTGTCTGGTTTTGCGGAAATGATCGACAAGATGAAAGGTGACATTGCCACCCATGCTATCAAGTATGGCGATGAGGTGATGAAATCTGCAGGAAAAGTAGAAAGCACTAAAGATTCTCAGGACCAAAAGCAGATTGGTGAGGTTCCCGAAAGCCCCATAGATTGGAATAAGTCCAGTATCAAAAAGATGCCGATCAGCTCTGATACAATGAATGTAGATGTACAATATATCCGAAACGAGACAGAAGTGGATAGCAATGAAGCTCATGCTTCAGCAGTTGCACTTGCTGTCAGTGGATCAGTAGGCTTAATATTCGGAACCTCATCTGTTACAGCGAGTGCCTCTCACTCAGCAAAAAGCAGCACGTTGCACCAAACTTCCCAGCATCAGATTATAGGAACGCTTGTTATCACTGCCACTTGCACGCACAAAATCGCTGATGTGTTTGCACCTTTTATAATGGATCCTGACAAGGCGATTGATGCTTGGAATCTGTCTTTTCCCAAGTCAACGCTGGACACAACCTCCGAAGCGGAAATGCAGAAAGCTCTTGCGGTTAAAGCTGGAGAAAAAGATCCTAAGCTTTACTTACTTTCTGGGCAGACCATGGGCAGTTCGTTTGTTGGCATGGTTCATATTCTTCAGGCCCAATCAACTGATAGCACTCAGTCAGAAAGTGCGAGGACATCGGCAGCCGCAGTGGAGGCCCAAGCGTCTGGTCTTTTCACTTATTATAGTGGCAAGTTTGGCATTTCAAGTGACTCAAGCAAAAAGCTACAAGACCTTTTAAGCACGAACGACATGACTTCACATTGTTGCTTGATTACGATGGGTCTGATCCCATCATTAAAGAGCAATGAAATTGGCACCACCATCAAGACTCTTCAACCAAGTGCCGGAGAAGTGATGGGCCAACTGGCTGAAATTCAAAATGCTACTGATGGCGAAGTAACCAGCCCACCAGACAAAGCAAAAGCAGCCAGAGACGGTCAGAACTTTATAGAGTTGCAAAATTCTTATTTAAAGGAGTCTGTTTCCGCAGTTATTGAGTCTCAGGTAACGCAAAATAAAGTCATTGATACTAATTCATTAATGACAGCTTTCGATGACTTTGTAACGAAAGCCGCCGCAGATGACGCGTGTGGCGTCCCAATAAATTTCTTTGTTAAAGAGATTACAAAAGAAGAAATAGCTAAAGCCTACTTGAAGAAGTACAGCCCATTACCAAATTGGCAATTATCTTCTGATGATGATACTAAATAGATCCGTAATCTGATGGTAGTGGGACGCCGGCAGCTAGAGGTACTCGAGTATATAAACGAGTACTGGCTGGAGCATGAACAGGGTCCAACGGCGCGGGAGATCGAAAGCTCATTTGGCTGGTCGGAAGGCGCCAACGCCTCTCAATTTCATCTGGAAATCTTACTGAGTACTGGATTGCTCACGCGCATCCCAGGCCGCCATCGAGATGTTACTGTGACGGAGGCAGGGATTGACGCTCTGGACAACGCGAAGCTTGCTGACTCAATACGGAAGGTTGATGAGGGGGAATAGAGCGGACTATTTTGAGCGTATCGCGTCCAGGTCGTAGCCCATGGCATTGAGGAGTGCTTCCACTTTGTAGATTGAAGGTTCGACAATTTCGTTGTGTTCGTAGTGTTTAATCGTGCGAACAGTTATGCCAGACAGTTTGGAAAGGTCTGGTCTCGTGAGTCCAGACTCTTTCCGTACATCTGCTATAATCTTAGCCCAAGTTATATTTAAAGATCCATAATCAGTGTTTCAATTCACCCGTTTCATCAAATTCCTCGAGAATTGATTCATAGGACGTTGTTTTTTCTTCCCCGGTTGCCACGCCCAATGTAATCGTCAGGAGCCGTGACATCATATACGACAACATTGGAAGACCCATTTGCACTGCTCCATACTCTATAGCTACTCTGAACAATGCTACAGTTCTGGCGATAGGGGAAACATTTAAAGAACTACCGTCAGCTATATTCTGTAGTTCTTCCACAAAGGATTCAAGATCAGAGCTCTCCATTTTTGGCTGCCTTGAATAACTGAAAAGCGGCATAGCGTTCCAGAATTTGTTTGTCACTGGGGATATCCTTGGACACGTCCACGAGGAAAGCAATTTGCTGCGCGGGGGATCGCTTGTTAACTCTAGCAATGGCCCAAAGCTGTTTCCATACGTCCATGGGAACGGCCACGGATCTAAATCGTCGTCTGTCTGTCATTTTAGTCCGACTCCTTGCTTCGGTTCACCAGTTAAACGCCGTAGTTCTTGACTGAGATTCCAACGCAGGAACAACCCATCACTGTGAGTTTCTCCATTCATGAATGCGTCGATACTTCTTATAAGCCAGTTAAGGCGTGTTAATTTACCTGGCTTACGCATACTAACTTTTGCCCCCATAGCCATGTCATGGTAACGGAAGAGAGGGTCATCTAAAGAGTCCCAATTTTTCTGGGCGAGTCGTTCAAATACGCCACGCGTCGTCTCCAAACCCGCGAGTTGAGTTAGTCTCCAAGAGACTAAAGAACAGATCTCTGAGGAACCTTCTATATGGCGGATACGTGCGCCTATTCGTGTTACCTCTTTGATGATAGGATACGTATCCAGAATTTCGAGACTCTCACGGGTACTCGGGACAATCTGCGCGGATCTCCAGTTTGTGTTCTCCCATCTCCAAATCGTTCGTATGGCGACGGAGATTATAACGGCATTCTTCATTTGTCGCATAGACAGGATATGGGACAAGGTCCGGGGTTTTCCACGGTCAACGTCATCTAGACTTGGGACACCCCTCGCAACAGAAGTAGTAAAAGGCATGTCAGCCTTGACGCAACCCACCAATCTGTGTTGGCCATCTACAAGGTCGCCTTCTTCATTTAACTTAATGGTTTCTCCGTTTTGAACCCAATTACCAGATTTAATGTCACGGGCTAGAATAGCAACGTGACGGTCATTAATAGGGCGGTTGTTCGCCACATTACGTTCCAAGTACTTCTGTGCTTGTTTCGGAGTAATTGTCTCCGTTACAACTGTTATAGTGTGCATAAGCTATGCATCCTTTCTTTCTTTCTTCATCGTTATTGGAGCCATTCTTTGAGCTCCTCTCCCATCACCACGCTGGCAATATCCATTTTTGTGCGGAGAGCTTTAACAATCCTTTCGTCAATAGTCCCTTCCGCAATCAGGTCGATGTAGGTAACGTGATCTGTTTGGCCAATGCGATGCGCCCGGTCTTCGGACTGCATTCGAACAGCCAGATCAAAACTGTTCGCAAAATAAATTACGTTCTTGGCAGCGGTGAGTGTGATCCCGTAGCCGCCCGTTTGTGGATTGCCCACGAAGAACCGAGCCTCTCCGTTCTGGAATTGTTCAATGGCCGAGGTCCGGTCTTCGTCGGACGTGTCCCCGTAGTAACTGACGGTGGATTGTGGGCCGTATTCTTTTTGCAACGCTTGTGTAACGCGTTGCACATCGTAGCGGAACCGTGACCAGATTATGGCCTTACCCTCGATCTCTTCCAGACAATTCATCAGTTCTTTCAATCGGTTATCGGGGATCTCCACAAAAACGCCATCATCGGTCTTGGTGTGACCATTCAGCACCTGTTGCATTCGTAACAATTGGGTCATGACATTGGTGGTCGTCATGAACTGGTCATCTTCGAGATGGGCCAGAGCGTACTCCTTCAGATCCTGGTAGATGCGGGACTGCTCGTCCGTGAGTGTGATGTTTCTTTGGATGTAAATCTTGGCCGGCAGATCCAGGCACTCGTCTTTCGTAATACGCGAGGAAAAGATCTTCAAAAGCTCCGATAGTTGGTCCAGGTTCTTATAACCAACAATATCATTAAAAGAATGAGTGCCCACACTGCGAGGTTTTATAATCGCGTATCGCCACTCAAATTTATGGTAGTTCTCACCGCAATCTCCTAACAAACTCTTGTTTAGAAAGCGGCATTGCGCCCATAGGTCCATCGGACTCTGGGTCACGGGGAACCCTGTCAAAATACGCCTGTACTTGGCCAAAGCGGCCAGTTTAATAAGGGACTTTGTCCGCTTGGCTTTAGGAGACTTGATGGCAGTGGACTCATCCACCGCTAAAAGGGCCTCAGAGGACCCTAGAAGCTCCCCAAGATATCTGCGACCAATACCGGGCCTAGATAGTGCCTCTACATTCATTATAAGCACTCGGAGGCTTTCTGAGGGTAGTAGCAAAGCCTTCAGTTCCTCTTTCTGCCTCTTACTAGGAGATGCCTTCCATATCACCACCTTCCGCTTTATGCGGTCAGGCAGATGGGCTGGAATTTCCAGATTGGCCCAGTTCCGGTAGACACCCTTGGGTGCCACTACTATGAAGGTATCAATTTCTCCGCGCTCAAACAGGATGGCAGCGTTGTCGATTGCAACCTTGGACTTGCCGGTTCCCATTTCTAGGAAGTATGCCCAATTGATTTTGTCCCAAGACTTTTTTAGTACTTCAGCCTGGTGCGCAAAGGGCTTAGTTTTGAATTTGTATTTCATTTCTGGGAGCAACCTATCATATCCCATTTATACTTGCAATCGTAAAAAAAGTAGTTTAAAACAAATGGGGTTGGTCTTCTTGATGGGGATTGGGGGGACCAATCATTAGATTAGAAAGGAGAAAGATATCTTGGCTGGAATTGTCTTTATAACTCAAGAAAACCCTCGTGTTGATATTTTACCCGCAGCGCGGTGGGGTGAAGTCACGCCCCTGGCAACCCCTTTTGATCAGATTACTATGAATCCCGGACGCTTCGTCGCGCATATAAAGCGGAAGCTAAAGAGGTTCGATGACGACGATTGGCTGTTGGCTATGGGTGATCCGGCCATAATCGGCATTGCATTTGCAATTGCCGCTGGTGTTAATGCAGGACGGGTTAACATGTTGAAGTGGGATAAGCTTGAAAAGGCATACTACCCAGTTCGCATCCGTCTTCGCGGCGGCATTGAAGAACTGAACAACCTGACGAGGGAGTACGTAGATGAGTAAAGAAGATATTTTTGAAACGATAACAGCGGATGCATCTCAGTTTTCGGGACTGACAACTGAAGCTGGCAAGGAATTGTCGGAGTTGATCAAGTCATGCAACGACTTTGATAAACGTCTAACAATCGCTCAAGACGAAGTTGCGTTTCTGCAAAAGCAACGTAACCGATATCTCAATGAATTAATTCCAGATAAAATGGGAGAGGTGGGACTGGACAAATGTGAAGTTAACGGCTCTTCCGTTAGTTTGACAACTTTTGTCCAAGCCACAATGCCAAAGGACCCTTACCAAAAGAAATTAGCGATGGACCATTTACGGGACATCGGGTGTGAAGATTGGATTAAGAACACCCTGTCTGTGAAGTTTGGCATTAACCAAGACAACCAAGCCAAGTCGATTAAAGCTGATTTGGAAGATGCCGGCCTTTACCCTGAACTAGGGGAAAGGGTTGAACCGGCAACACTAAGGAAGTTGGTTAAAGATCGTTATGTTGAGGGCCAAGAAATTAATCTGGAATTGTTTAATGCCTTTGTTGGAACAAGAGCAAAGTTGAAAGGATCATGAGTATGCAACCACGGAAAAAAGTAACTAAGAAAGCAGCAGTAGCAAAAAAGACGAACGGGAAGGCTCTCACTGTCCTTGAAGATGCATTTACGGCTGCTGCTGGGATGGGCATGGAAGATATCACCCATGAGGACATGTCAATACCAACTCTTAAACTTGCCGATTCAACCACGGACGAAATGAAGCCTAGCCATTCCAAATACATGGAAGATTTAAAAGTTGGACAGATCTTCAACGACGTAACAAAAGTAATATGGAGTGGTACCGAAGGAATTTTGGTAATTCCTGTCTACTACCGATTGGGTTATACAGAGTGGCTACCAGAACGGGGCGGTTATCCTGTGGGTGAAGTTTCCCAAGAAACATATGCTACGACAACGCGAAAGGAGGACAGTTATGAGGATATTCTCCCCAACGGCAACATTTGTGAGAAAACAGCAAACCATTATGTTTTATTCTTTACTGGCGACGGTACTCTCCAACGTGCCTTGATCAGAATGACGAGGACCAAACTCAAGAGAAGTCGGCAATGGAACACTATAATGCAGCTACAGACCCATAACGGGCGTCCGTTGCCTATGTTTGCCAACATTTACCGCCTTAAGACGACTTCAGAAACTAATAAAAAAGGATCTTGGACCACTTGGTCCGTTGCTTTGGAAAAGCGGATAGAGTCGATGGACCACTTCAACCAAGCAAAAGAGTTCTATGCAGGAATTATAAAGGGGGATGTGGAAACAGCATCTCCTGCTGCGGAATCTGCGAGTGAGACTTCTTCAGACGACTTACCCTTCTGAGGGGGGAGCCCACCTGACCCATTTAGGAAAGATCAGGTGGGCATTTTTTTCTGATGAGTACGCAGAGGTTTCTAGAACTATTTTTAGGTTGCAACGGAGCTCACGGTCAATCTCAAGTTCTTAATCGTCACAGGCATGGTAAAACCCAAGCCAAGTATGAGATTATCCGTGAACCACTGACGTTTGACCTGATCCAGGATCACTTTGACGGTAAGCGCGGTGTTGGTTCCATCCCCATTAACGAACAGAACAAGTGCCGCTTTGGTGCTTTGGACATTGACGATTACAATCTGGATCTTATTGCTCTCTACAAGAAGGTAGAGAGGATGAAGCTTCCCTTGATTACTTGTCGTAGTAAATCGGGGGGAGCACATTTATTCTTATTCCTTACCGAATTTATTTCCGCAGCAGACATGCGGGACAAACTCGCGGAGTTTGCATCAGCACTGGGCTTTGGCAACTGCGAGATTTTCCCCAAGCAGGAAGAAGTTATCGTGGAGCGCGGAGATGTCGGGAATTTCATTAATCTTCCCTACCATAACAGCAAGTACTCAACGCGGTATGCTCTC